TTGAAGAGGCTACTGAAGAGGTAAAAGAAGAAGAGCCTCAAGAGCAAGAAGAAGAGTTTAAGTTAATACCTAAAGAATGGACAGCATCAGAAAAAAAGAAGTTCGAAGATGCCTTAGAGAATCCAGATACAAAAGAAGCTGCGGAAGCTTTTATTGAAAGGTATGAGAACTTACGAAAGGATTATCACAAGAAAGCTGGTGAGCGTGCTGAATACGCTAAGAAGGTGAGTATATGGGATGATGTATTTGATACGAGAGCTAAGGAAGCGTTAAGACAGCGTGGCATTGACGAGCCTACTTATGTTAGAAGGTTATTAAATGTTGAGCAAAGTCTAATAACAAATCCAGCTGATACTATAAAGAAGCTAATGGAGGCTTATAAAGTCGACCCTAGCTTAATTACTGGCAATACTAACGATGATGATAGTATTGTTGATTATGATAAAACAATCGCTGAGATGCGAAAAGAAATAGCAGACCTAAAAAACAACAAGACGCAAAGCGAAACAAAATCAGCAGCAAGTGAAGATGCATATATTGCTAAGCAGATTAAGGACTTTGAATTTGCAATTGATGATAGTGGTGAGCCTAAATACCCTCTTTTTAAAGAAGTAAAAGATGAGATGGGTATATTGTTGCAAAAAGGAAAAGCGAAAACGCTTGAAGAGGCTTATAACATGACTCCAACTGTGCGAGAGTTGGCTTTAGAAGAAAAGCAAAAGGCGCAGTCAAGGCAGGATATGGAAGCTGATAAGAAGGCAGTGGCGCAAGCTAAAAAAGCAGCAAGAGGTGTAACTAATAAAAAGGTAGCAACCCAGCCTCCTAGAAAAATGAGCTTTGAAGATAGGTTCAAGGAGAAGTTGCGGGAGCATAAAGCTAGTTCTTAATATCTCAGCTTAAAGCGGAGGATTAAAAATGGTTATTCCAAATAGTACTTTTACTGAAATTCTTTCAAGTACATTGAGAGATTTTCAAGGGGATTTTGCGGATAATGTTACCGATAAAAATGCACTACTAACTGCATTAAAAGATAAAGGTGGTGTTCAGTTAAAATCAGGTGGTGAGTCTATACAGCGTCAATTGGCGTATGCAGAAAACTCTACATTCCAATATTATACTGGTTATGAAACTTTAGATGTTTCTGCAAGTGATACGCTAACTTCAGCTAACTATGACTGGAAACAAGCAGCCGTAAATATAACTATTTCAGGGCTTGAACGCAGACAAAACAGCGGAGAGTCGCAAATTATAGACCTAGTGACTTCAAGAACTAAAGTTGCTATGATGACTATGGCTAATAATATTAACACTGGCTTATATTCTGATGGTACAGGTAGTGCTGGTAAACAGATTGGTGGACTACAGCTAATTGTTGCTGATGACCCTACAACTGGAACGGTTGGCGGTATTGACGCTTCTGTGCAAACTTTCTGGAGAAACATTGCTTATGATGCGACTACAGATGGTGGCGCAGCTGCTTCAGCTTCTAACATCATTAAGTACATGAATACGGTTTATAATCAGTTAACTCGTGGAACTGATAAGCCTAACCTTATTGTTTGTGACCAAAACTATTACAACTTCTATCAGCAAGCTCTTCAAACTATTCAACGTATTAACGTTAGTGAGGGTTCTGTTGCTAGGATGGCTTCTAGTGGTTTTGCAGCATTGGATTACTTAGGTGTACCAGTTATCCTGGATAACGATATACCAGCTAATCACATGTATTTCTTGAACACTGATTATTTATTCTTTGATATCCATGAGCAAGCTAATTTTGCACCGGGTGAAATGGATAAGCCAATTAATCAGGACGCTATGGTTATGCCTATACTATTTATGGGTAACTTGACTTGTTCAAACCGTAGTTTGCAAGGAGTTTTAAAGGACTAAGGTAAGACTAATTAATTAATTAATAGGAGGATATCATGGGATATCAAATAGGTGTAGATTTAACTGTTATTGATTCAAGCCCAGCTTTTAAACTTGGCGAGCTTGCACAACAAGACACAGGTAAAGTTTACAAATACGTAAAGTATGAGGCTGCAACTGCGGCTGTGGCTGCTGTAGCTGGTGAGGTTGCTTACTATGCAACTGTTGCCGTTGGTGATGCAACTGGTACTATTGTTACTTCTGATTTATCAGATAGTGATGAGGTTGGTGCTGGTGTATTACAAGCAGCGTTGACTGATGGCACTTATGGTTGGGTTCAAGTTTCAGGACTTGCAACACTAACTATAGCTTTAACAGCTGGTGCTGATGGCGACCCTCTAACACCTACGGGTGCAGCGGATGGTACGCTAGACGTAACAGCGTTGGTAACTGACTCAATATGTGCAACTGCTATAGATGCAAGTGCAAATATAATTATGTGTCATTTCCCACACTAAACTAATGGGGTGGGGGCGTTTTGTCCCTGCCCTTACTTTAATAATAGGAGCGGATTATGTATAATGGAAAGAGAGATTGGAACGAGCAGCACGACAAGTTGTTAGCTGTTAAGATTTTTAAGAAGGCGAAATTAAATAAGTTTAAAAGTGAGCAAGAGAATAAACAAGTTTTTGATGATATAGAATATGTGTCAATTATGGCACCAGGCCAAAGAAACCAAGTAACAGAAAGGCCTATGACTGATAAGGATAGGGAAAGATTTAAGTTTCATTATGATAACTATTTAAATCGTGAAGAAACAAAGCAAAATGGAATACCGCTTGAGATGTTGCCAGGCATAACACCAGGTCAAACTTCTACTTTACGGGCTATAAAGGTGGAAACTATAGAGCAGTTAGCTGGTTTGCATGAGAAGGCTATAAAGAATTTATATGAAGGTAGGGATTTAGTAAAAAGAGCCGAGAAGTTTATAAAAGGCGAAAGCTACGCCTCAGAATTAGAAAAAACTATTAAGGCACTTGAAAAGAAGATTGAGTTACTAGAAGGTAATAAACAATTAGAATTGGAGGGCGAAAATGAGCCTACTAACAATAATACAAAACGTAACAAACGAAACACTACTAGGAGAAGAGCCTCAAACAGTAGTGGGGAATGATGATAAATACGTTAAGAAGGCTTTAGCATTACTTAATAAGGTGGGTAAAAAGCTTTATGCTATGCACGACTGGCAAGTACTGCAAAAAGAAGAAACTTTTGTAACAGATGGGACGGGTTCTTATGCTCGTTCCGATGTTTTTACAGATGATGATTTCCTAAGGTATATAAACGATACCGATTGGGATAGAACGAATTATCGCAAGATGGGTTTAGTAACACCACAAGAATGGCAAGTGTTAAAAAGCTCAGTTGTTACTAATGTTGGTATTATTCGCTATTACAGGGAGCAAGCTAATAATATTTTAATAACGCCTGATGAGAGCGGAAGTACAATTGTATTTAATTATATTTCTAATCAATGGATAACAGATTCAACAGGGGCAACAAGTAAATCAGCTTTTACAGAGGATAGTGACCTAGTAAAATTCCCTGAGTTCTTAATGGAATTAGGTTTAAAATACGAACTTAAAGCAGGAGATGGATTGCCAGCAGCTGTTGAGCTTAAGGAGTTTGAAGATGCTAGAGAGGATTTAATGGCAGCTGAAACGCCAAGTAGAATTATTGGGCCTAAGTATAATATTAACACTAGAAATCCTAACTTACCAGATACGGGGATTGGACAATGAGAGAAGCAGTTGTACAGCAATTAGGGGGAACAGCAAGACAAGTAGAAATACCAGTGCCGAGCGGTGGATTAAATACAAGAGAGTCACGCTCTGCTATGCCTTTGCAAGATGCTGTGCAGTTTAAAAATGTAATATCAGAGCCAGACGGTATTATATCAAGAAAGGGTTATACAAGTTTTGGAACTGGAATGACTGGAACGGTCAACCATTTATCAGAGTATAAGGCCACTACTACATTACAGTTAGTTGTTGGCGCTGGTACGGTTTTATATTCACTTGGAACTGGTGGCGGAACGGCAACTAGTGTCAAGACGGGTTTTACTAATACAGATTTTGAAAGCGGGCAATTATCAGGCTCTATGGTTTTGGTAAATGGAGCAGATACACCGCAAATATACAACGGCACGACTTCAATAGACGCTGTTTATTCTGGTGATTTAAACACAGACGGTCCATCAAATGTAGATGCAATTAATGTTCATAAATCTAGAATGTATGTATGGGACAGTGATACAGGTAATTTTTATTATGGTGCAACTAACGCCATTCAAGGTGCTTTTACTAAATTTCCACTAAATCAAGTTTCAAAAACTGGTGGTAACTTATTAATAATGAAATCTATATCAAGAGATGGTGGAAGTGGGCCAGATGATTATGCTTGCTTTATATTAGACACTGGAGAGGTTATTGTTTACCAAGGTAGTGACCCTGGCACAGCTGCGGATTGGGCTTTAGTTGGTAGGTACTTTATACCAGCTCCGATTAATAAACGTTCAGCAATAGAGTTTGCAGGTGATATTATTGTGTTAACTAGGCAAGATGTTATAGCTCTAAGTGATACTATAAACGCCTCTAGTGAGTCAGGAGCAGTGCTTTTGAAACCATCAAAATTAAGTGGTGCGATTCGAGAGGCATTTAATGTGTATGGTTCAAATAACGATTGGCAATTATCAATTTACAATAATAAGGGGTGGTTAATTGTTAATGTACCTGTGGTTGATGATAGTAATTATTTTCAATACATATCGGTATTCCAAACACAAGCACCTAGTTTTTTTGATGGTTGGGACGCAACTGTTTTTTCAAGCTTTAATAATGGCTTATATTTTGGCGGTGATGGTGTTGTTTATAAGGGTGATGATGGTTTTGATGACAATGGAAGCAATATAAACTGTATCGCTCAACAAGCATATTCTACAGTTGGTATATCAAATATTAAAAATGTGAGAAACTTAACAATAACTTATTTGTTTGATGGTTCATCTACATTAGGTGCGGAGATTGGATACGATTATATTGATAAATCTGTTACAAATACAGCAACGAGTGAGCCTATAGGCCCAGATTGGGACACTGCAACATGGGACGAGGCACAATGGGCGGGCGCTTCGGCTGCTAGGAATGTTAAATTCAGTGCGGCAGGCTCAGGGCGTGCATTATCAACTGTAATACAATTTAGTATAAGAGGGGCGCAGTTTAAATGGTTAGGAACAAATCTATCATTAGAAGTACAGAGAATGATATAGATACGAATCAGTATTGGGGAGAGCTTCTTAATAAAGCTTTGCCAGGTACTATTGATTATACGAAGTTGCGCTGTTATGGCGTCATAGATAATAATAAGCCGGTTGTTGCGTGGGCCTTTAATTCTTACTTAGAGCATAAGCAGCATAATATTAAAGAACTAGAAGCAAGCGTGTCTATAGCTTCTTTTGAGGCGGATTGGAAGCCACTTAGAACTATAAGGCTAATTTTATCTTTATTTTTCAAAGATTCGTGTTATAATAGGCTCACCGCAGTGACTCATTCGAGCAATCGCCAAGCGGTAAGACTGCTAAAAGTAGCTGGTTTTACCCTTGAAGGAATTCTAAGAAAGCCAGCAGGAATTGAAAATATAATGCAATTTTCCATATTAAGGGAAGATTGGGAGGTTAGTAGATGGGTGATGTTTTCAGCCCTGTAAGTGGTATAGTAGATGACCTTTTCGGTGGTACGGATGCACCACAAGCGCCTAATGTTGGTTCAACAATTGAACAGCAAAAACAAGCAACACAGTTATTTCAAATAACACCACAAGGCACTTTAGAGTTTGGAACTATTGGCGAAGGTGGTGAGTTTATACCACGTGAAGGTGCAGAGGGTGTAAAGATAACTGAATCAGACTTCCAGAAGGCATTTAGGGAAGGCTCAGAGGGTATAGCTCTTGATTTATTAGGGCAGTTAACAGGGCAAGATTTAGGTGAATTTAGAACAGCAAGTGATATTGAGTCAGGATTGCAAACACCTTTATTGGGTGATTTTGCGGATGATGCGTTAAGAATAGAGAAAGAAACTTTTGAGGCGGGGCAAAGAAGGCTAGACCCTATTATAGAGCAAGAAAGAAGAGATTTAATCCAAACTTTAGCAGATAGAGGCATCCCATTATCAAGTGAAGCGGCACAAAAAGAATTAACTAGATTTGACCAGAGTGTTGGAGATAGGCAGCAAGATTTAGCATTTGGAGCGATTGAAGCTGGTAGAGTAGAACAAAATAGATTAGCTAGTTTAACAGCAGCGTTACGTGGTCAGGAAGTGAACGAACAACTAGCATTATCAAATCTTGAACAGCAACAACGTGCGCAGCAGTTCGGGGAAATAGGGGCATTGGGTGGCTTTGCCGCTCCTTTCCAGCCATTCAATGCACCAACAGTTGATGTGGCTAGTATAATTAATCAAGGATTTGCTAATCAATTAGGCACTGCTAATTTCCAAGAGGGGCAGCGGCAGGCTAATCTTCAGTTTATAGGAGATATAGTAAGTTCAGCTGGCCAAGCTGCAGCGGCAGGCTCAGATTATAGATTAAAAGAAAACATCAAACAGGTTGGTAATAAAAACGGCTATAAGTTATATGACTTTAACTATAAAGGCGATGACACACGATATAGAGGTGTAATGGCTCAAGATGTAATGGAAATAACTCCAGAGGCAGTAACTGTTATGGGTAATGGTTATTATGGTGTTTATTATAACAAGTTAGGTTTAGAGATGGAGGTTGTTAATGACTAGAGAAAGAAACTTCCTTAGTGAGTTTTTAGCTAAACAACAAGGGCAGCAACAACAAGCATTAAATCAACCTCAACAAGCAATAGCACAACCTGATATTGTTGAAGATGAGAATAGAGGTTTAATACAAGCTTTAAAAACACAGCCTAAGAAAGTGTCGGGTGCTGTACCATTGCCAGAGTTAGCTACAAGGGAAGCATTAGCAAAAAGCTTATTGCAACAAGCAAATGATAGAAACGCACATCCACTAGCAAGGGGAATAGCAGCCTTCTTTGGTGCTAAGACATTACAAGAAGTGGGGGCAGAGCGTGGAAAGACAGAGCAAGCTTTAGCAAAAGCGGAAGCGGAGCAAAAAAGAATAACGAAAGAAGAAGAGCGAGCGTTTGAGAGTGGTTTACTAGATAGGCAACAAGCGTTTAAAGCGGATCAGGCAGAAATAGGTCGTGCGGAAAAAAGAGAAGAGAGGGCTATAAACCAAGAAAGGCAGGCTGTATTAGATGAAATAAACGCAAGAGAGCGTGCAAGAAAAGCTGATATTGACCAGAGAAAGTTACAATTAGAAGAGCAAAAGGCTCAAGGTATAATAGACGAAAAGACAAAAAAAGCAGAAGACGCCAAAATTAAGAAGGAAGAGGCGTTAGTTGCTGCGGAAGCACAAGCAGAAAATACAATACAGCTAGTTGATGATTTATTAGAACATCCAGGTCTCAGTGCAGCGGTTGGTTTTGGTTTGCAAAAACTGCCGTTTTCAGATGCAGGAAATATTGATAAGCCTGGTGGTGGTTTTACTGCGGGTACGGATGCCGCATCATTTTCAGAAAGATTAAAACAGTTAAAAGGTGGGGCTTTCTTAGAGGCTAGGCAGCAATTAAAAGGCGGTGGTTCAATATCAGATACAGAAAGTAATAAAGCTGAAGCTGCACAAACTAGGATGAGTTTATCGCAAACAGAAGATGAATTTAAAGCGGCTGCACTTGAGTATAAAACAATAATACAAAAAGGCTTAGAGAGACAAAGAAAAACTAATAAACCAGTGGGAGCAGAAAAGCCAACAGGTGAAATAAAATTTTTAGGTTTTGAGTAATGCCAATAGCAAAAGTACAACTACCAGATGGAAGGATAGGGCGTTTTGAAGTACCGGAAGGCACTACACCTGAGCAGGTGCAAGAGTTTGCAAGCAGCCAATTTACCCCAAAAGAGCCTTTGGAAGCAGCACAAGCACCATTAGAAACTGGGCAGGCATTAACAGAGGTCGCAACAAGGGGTGCTACTTTAGGATTTGCAGACCCAGCTATTGCTTTGGGTGGCGCGCTCTTTGCTAAGGCGATGGGAGTTGATGATAAGACATTATCTGAGTTGACCGAAGAGGGCGCAAAAGATTTAGCAGCACGAAGAGGACAGTTAAAAGAGGAAATGCCAATAACGGCTGGCGTTACAGAGGTGGCAGCGAGTTTACCTGTTGGCGGTGGTGTTTTTAAAGGAGCGCAAGCTTTGGCTAGGGGTGCGAATATAGGAAGAGCAGCTACTCCGACAGCATTGGCTGCAACAGGCGCGGTTGAGGCTGGCGGATTAAGTGAGGCAGAAACAACAGAGGGTATATTAAAAGATGCTGTAACTGGTGCTGTACTAGCTCCTGTTGGTGCAAAAGTGTTTGAAAAAGCTACACCATTTATTGCAAAGAAAGTAACGCAATTTGCTGATGGTGTATCACAACCAGTCAAAACAATTGCAGAGTCGTTATTTAAAGTTAACCCAGTTGTTGTAAAGAACTTTACGGAATCAGGCGTAAAGCCCTCATTGTTGGCAGTGACTGATAGCCCAACTATAAAGCGTTTGGGAAGTATATTAAATGGAACTTTAGGCTCTACCTCAGTAATTACTAATAATGTAGATAATACATTACAAGGGATAGAAAGAGGCGTTACAAAGTTAGCAAGGCAGCAAGGTGAAATAACAGGTCAGCAAGCAGGGGAAAGAATACAAGCAGGAGTAAGGGGCTTTGTAAATAAGTTTCAGAATACCTCCGATAAGCTATATAAAAGGTTAGATAGGTTTATAAAGCCTGATGATGCTGCAAGTGTGAGTAATGCAACGGACTTATTTAAAAGAGAGTTACAGAAATTCCCAGAGCAAGCGCAGCTACAAGGAAGAATGCAAAGTAGTCCAGCTTTTAAATTGTTATCAGATATCAATCAAGATGCGGTTGAAGGTGTATTGCCTTATAATGCGTTAAGTGCTTATAGGACAGAGGTTGGTAAGCAAATAAAGGAAAACACATTTACAGGAAAAGATAATGCACTTGCTAAGCAGTTATACGCTTCATTAAGTGAAGATATGCGGGGGGTTGCGGAGTCAAAGGGTGCTAATGCACTGAAAGCGTTTGACAATGCTAATAACTTTTACTCAGAGGGTATTACAAAAATAGAATCCAACCTTAAAAAGTACATATCAGAAAAAGCAGACGCAGGGCAAATCTTTAACCAGTTAAAAACATCTTCTAAAGTTGGTGATGTAAAAGCTAGTAAGATATTGAATGCTATACCTAAAGGCGATAGGGAGCTTGTAAGGGATGCGGTTGTACAGCAACTAGGAAGAAGTCCAACAGGCGATTTTAGTGTCTCAAGGTTTGTGTCAGATTACAATAGGCTAACACCAGAAGGGCGTTCAGTTCTCTTTGGTAAGCAGGGTGCGCAATATCGTAAATCATTAGACACTTTAGTTGATGTAAGTAAGACATTAAGAGATTCGCAAGAGTTTGTTAATACTAGTCGTACTGCCGATAATTTAGGTAATATTGGATTAATAGCTTTAGGAGCGGCTGACCCTGCTACGGCGGTGACTACAGGTGTTGGTGCTAATTTAAGTGCTAGGCTTTTAACGAATGAAGATTTTGTTAAGACTTTAGCTAAGGCATCAGACCAGCCAATTAATAGGGGAACATTTAGAACTTTCTTAAAGCGTATGGAAGAAACTGCAATAAATAATCCAGCGATAAAGGATGACATTTCACAATACATAGGGATAGTTGGTTCATATATGGGGCAAGCTATGGGAGGGGATGAATGATATTATTAAACATATTAATATTTATAACAATAATGGCATTAATAGAGCCTAAACAAGAAAAAAAAGCAACATGGAGTGTTGAATAATGGCAGGATGGTCGGGAAGTGGTGTATTTACCAAAACATATAGTTGGGTAGTAGATGCAGCAAATGGTATTAAGATTCGTGCAGATAGGCATGATACTAACGATACTGACTTTACAAACGGTATTAATAATTGTTTAACGAAGGACGGGCAGAACTCACCAACGGGTGACTTACCGATGAACTCGCAAAAGCATACAGGTGTTGGTAATGCCACAGCTAGGGATAATTATTTAGCAATGGGGCAATTCCAAGATGGTGGTGGCATTTACGTAGTAACAACAGGAAGTGCTGACACTTATGTTGCATCTATAACGCCAGCTATTACAGCTTATACAGCAGGCCAAAGGTTTTTAATTAACATAAATGCTACAAACACAGGAGCATCAACAATTAACTTTAATGCGGTTGGTGCGGCTTCTTTGGTAAAATCGGGTGCGGTTGCTATGCAGGCTAACGAGCTTGTAGCAGGAAGGCTTTATACAATCATATATGACGGTACAAACTTTCAAGTAATAAACCCCACTGAAAAGCCTGTAATTGTATCAGGGGCACACTCTACAGCATTTGCAAATGAAGTTCCATTGGATAGCCAATCATTATCTAAAACAACCAATGGTGATATAACAGGCACACAATACGAGTTCCATTATAAATACTTATGGGATAATTACGCAGACGGTCAAGCCGCCGTAGCAGGAGGGCGTGGAGCTTCAGCACAGGCTGACTGGGACGCAGATAAAGCTATTACAACGCCAGACTTTCAAGATAGGGTTGCATTAGGTGTATCTAGTAGCGGTTCAATAACAACGGTTGGTGATGTGGCAGGAGCTACTACGGTTGCTAGTAGTGGGTCGGTTGGAACTACTGGAGGAACATCACTTACAGAGGCTAACTTGCCGACTTCATTTACAGCGGATATAGTAGGTGGTGCAGTATCATGGGATTCAGGTAGCATACCTCCAAACGGTTCAGACCCTAGATATATAGGAACTACGAACACCGCAACACCGGGGGCCACAGGTATTGTTTTTGATAGTTATACATTTAGTAGTGTAGGCTCTGGAAGCGCACATAATCACTCTGGAGGTTCTTTCAGTGGTAATCCAACTAGCGTATTACAAAAATCAATCGGTGTTTACTGGTATTTGAGGGCTTAATGAGTGATAAACCAAGTTTAGCAGGATTTAATTTTAGTCAAACGGCAACATTGGCGGATGGTGCTGCTATAGACACTAGCTTTGTAGATATGGCTACTGCTGACAAATACCAACTATCTTGGATAGCCTCAGCAAGTGGATTAACATTAGAAACTCAAACAAAGTCAAATATTGAAGATTCTGTTGTAAGTACAAGTTTCACATATACCGCAAGTACATTTTTTAATGCTAATTACCCTGTACGTCAAAGATACGTAAGATTAATACTTACTAATAATACAGGCAGTGAGGTTACAGATGTTAACTTAGAGGTTAAAACTACTTTCGGTAGTTCTGATAAACATACAGTCACACCGTTAGCAATTGCACCAACTGATTCAACGCCTGCTGCATTAGTTAAATCTGTAATAGCGGGTAAAAATAATGCGGGAAGTTATGAGAATGTTATAATAAATGATGGGCAGTTATTAAGCTCAGATTTTTTCACACAAGTAGCATTAGGCAATGTACCTGGTTACTCTACGATAAACGTTCAAGCTACTAACTCGTCAGTAGGTACAACATTTGAGGATTTATCTGACCAAGGCGGTATAACTGACTTCCCAACGGCAGCGGAATCTTGGGAATTAGTAAGTAGTAATGCCAATGATACAGCGTTAGGAACGGGAGTTAGAACTGTTGCTGTTAATTACCTTGACGATAGTTATGTGCAACAATCCCAAGTTGTAACAATGAACGGCACAACGCCAGTAGCTTTAACCGGAACAGCCTTTAGAACTAATAATATTATAGCAATAACAGCGGGTTCAAATAAGACTAATCTAGGAATTATAACACTGAGGGTGGCTGGTGGTGGTGCAACACGTTTATTAATGAATGTAGGTAATAGCAGGAGTTTTTCTTCGTTTCTTTCGATACCAGCGGGAATAACGGCTTTAGCGGGTGGGTTTAGTTTATTTGCGCCTAAGAATGATGATGTTGAAATTAAAGTGCAGTTAATACCGTTCGGTGCGGATAGGGCTACAGTTTCAGGTGGTAGCTTTTTAATATATCAAAGTGGCTTTCATTTGCCTCAGACTTTAAAATTCCCTGTTGCTGAGAAAACGGATATTAAATATCTGGTAAGGTCAACAAATGCGAGTGTTAGTGTAACAAGTTTGCAAGATGTCTTATTTAAGGAGAATTAAATGGTTAAAAGAATAGGTAGAAATTTAAACATTAATAGTGTGTAGGATAACTATGACAAATCAAGGTGATTTACAAGCAAGTATAAGAACTGTTACAGGTACAACCTATGATTATAATGGGGACTGGCATTCTTTATTTGATTTTTACAGCATAGCTACAGGCGAGTTTAACGGTAGGTTAATACTATGGCTGCAAAGTGCATTAAACTCAACTAATCCAGATTTAGACGGACTAAAGCAAGAGTACGCAGATTCACTAGGTGTGTATAATTGGAATAGTGTTTATACAGTTGGCCATGCTTTACCAAATCAAGAGCTTAGGTTAGATGCTTCTGATACTTCCACAATCACAGCCACAACGCAAAACGTAACTTTATGGGCTGATAAATCAGGCAACGGTTACGATGCTACTACAGACTTCGGAACGCCACGTACAGGCGACTCCACTGAAAACGGTTTAAATATAATAGATTTCACTACTGATAGGTTATTTTTACCAAGTGCTTTATACACTATACCTAATGGGGATAATACTTTATTTGTAGTTTCAAAGAGAGCTAGTGAGGACGGCTCATTAGATTCAACTATTGGTGCAGCCTCTGGTGTGACAAATGAATACTTTCAGACTTATAGTAATGTTGCAGGTTCGCAGTTATTTACTAATAAGTCGGGTGGTGGTGGTTCGGTTACTTTTGCGGGTGCTACAAATACCGATTTGAATATAGCAGCTATGCGAAGAGATGGAACAACGCAAGGTATATCAGTTGATGGCGGTACAGAGGTTACAAACACAAGCGCCACTAGTTCTGCAACAATTGATGATTTCTTTATAGGAACGGCAGGAAGTGGGGCATTTCCATTAAACGGAAGTATTGCAGAGATTATAATATACGATAGGAATTTATCAACAGGTGAAATAACGACAATAAATCAATACTTAGCTAATAAATGGGGAGTGACGCTTGCATAATGCCTATATATCAATCACATGATGGCGTAGAAACACGGGATAACTCAATTGACGAGCCTACAAATCCAGATGGTACATGGAAAGTGTTATTGCATGGTGGTTATGGTAATCCGTTTGATTTTCGGCTAACTTCCGACATACACACATTATTTCCTAATAGTTATATATTTAGTTTAAGTGCTGCTGTGAATGATAATAGGTTGTGGGACGCTGATAACACCCAAAAGGATTTAGACCACTTAGAGAGCCTTATTAACGCACTTATGGCGCTATATGGATTAAATTATAGCAATGGTGCTTTAATAGGTATTTCCAATGGTGGTATGATGGCTTTGCGGTTGGTTAATAGATTAAACTTTAGTAAGGTTGTTTCAGTATCTGGAACATATAACGCACCTGAAGATTTTACTTATACTGGTAAGGTTTTGCTTATTAACAGTATTCGTGATAAGATAATACCATACGCTGGTAATGCTAGTAATAACTCTATTGCCGATAGTTTAACAGCCATAGGGCAGACAGCGACAGTTCAAAATGAGGCTCTACTCGGTGTAAAATTAGGTAGTTTTTATCATTCATGGGACGAGATTAAAGAGCTTACCGACTTAAATAATAAAATCGAGGTGTTTTTAAATGCCTGATAAAATAGACGCAGTAATACAAAGTTTAAATGAAAAGGTAGATAGAAACACTACGCATGTAGCTGTCTTAGAGGCTAAAGTTGATGATATAATCACAGTTAGGCAGACTGTTTTAGATATTCATGGCGATGTATCAGTTCTAAAAGAAAGTAGCCGAGAGTTACATCATGAGATGGAAGGGCAGCGCAAGAAGTCGCATAACCACGCTAACCACATAAACAACCACGCTGGGAAGATACAAATATTAGAGAAGAACATTGATAATATTAAACTAGACCAAAAAGCCACTAGGGAGGACGTAAGCGAGATTAAAGACTTACAACTTATATCAGGACAGAATTTAAAAGTAATAAAGAAATTAATAGTATGGGGTGGTCTTATTGTTGCCTCATTAATATCAGCAGATGTAGATTTAAAGCCTCTTATAAAAGAGTTGATGGAGATATTATAATGCCTAAATTTAGTAATAAATCTAAAGAAAGACTAGCGACTTGCCATGATAAACTTCAAGCTATATGCAATGAGGCAATAAGAATAACTGATTTTACAGTTTTAGAGGGGCATAGAGGTGAAGAGAGGCAGAATGAATTATATAAAAAAGGTTCTACTAAGGCGGTGTTTGGTGCGTCAAAACATAACTTCAAACCATCATTAGCAGTTGACCTTGCGCCATATCCGATAGATTGGGAAGATACAGAACGATTTGCCGAGTTGGCAGGGGTTATAAAAGCTGTAGCCTTTAAATATGGCGTTAACATAACATGGGGTGGTGATTGGCACTCGTTTAAAGATATGCCCCATTATGAAATAGAAGGAGATTAATATGAGTGATAACCAAGAACTATGCCAAGCATTAGAACAATTTCTAAAAGCTAACGAAGAAGAGCTACAAAAGCCCGAAACATGGGAAGGCTACAAAGCTATTACATTAACTATAATGGGCTTCATACCTCCCGCTATTCCATATGTGGCATTAGCTAGCATGGTGTTTGATGTTATTATAAATGCTGTAAAGGCTAAGGCTTAGAATCCCACAGCTTCATTTGTAAGTCATGCTTTTCTTTACGTAGTTGGTTAACTTCAACAATAGCCATCACCCACTTAACGGCAAAGCATGCTAATGCGATTGTTATGCAAATACTATATATCTGTAATATCATAATTCCCTCATTGTATATGCAATTTTTTATGGTGTTTCTTGATTATGCATTGATGGTAATTCGTTAAAATCACCTAGCCATTCTATCTTCATTCCACAGAAATCATGGTTTTGCAGGGCTACGCATTTTATCTTTTTCTCTGCAAGTAGATTATCAATCTGCATAAGTACTTCATTAGATGGGGCGTACTCAAAAAACATAACTCCCTTCTCTTTTAGCTCAATTTGCCATTTAGGTAAACTTGTGTTATCATTGTTTTGTAAATTATTAGTCATAATAGTTTCTCCCTGATTATTGGTTATAGAGGGTGCTTTATGCACCCTTTATTCTTTATACATTTCCCACTCTTCTTCTTTTTTCTTTAGTTTAACAAGTGGCTTGTGAAATCTTATATCTCCTGACCTACTTGTACCAGTAAAGACTGCATTTTCCGTATCATCATATAGTTTTTTTAATCTTAAAGAATCGCTAATCTTTCTATTTTTGTGCCGTTGTTGAGCTGTTCCTTTATGCGTGAATTTACCATGTTTTGAGTATATAAAATAAAAACCGTCCTTATAAACTCCCCAATACTGCAAAGGGTGTCCTAAATTCTTTTGAAAATCTATAAAAAAATTCATTTGCTTTTCTGATGCACAACATACACGCACATGTTTTCCGTTTATTATACCTTTCTTACCCATGCTAACAATTTTACCATTAATTGTAATAACAGCAGGTTCATCTAAAATCTTAATTGGAACAAACTTAAATTGAGGAAGTAATTTAGTTCTAGCTCGTATGTTTTTCACTTTCTAACTCTTTTATTCTTGTTGGTACATTATAAACTTCTAAAGCCTCAATAACATCATATACAGAACGACATACAACAACAGGAGCATGTAATTTTTCAACAATATCAGCGTGGCACTTTATTTGCGTTTCTTGCAAGCCGTTATTCTTCCATTTAAGCTCTATAAATAACGCTTTAAGCCCATCATCTAACCAAAGCAAGAATACATCTGGAAAGCCAGATTTAACCCCTCTGCGAGCTAATGCTTTTTGATTTATAGCGCCATACTTACCACCACGACCATTTGACACTTCTACGCTAGTCCAAAAGACGTTATTTTGTAGGGTTTGGTTTAAACACTTTGTTACATTTTTCTGTAAAATTGCTTCGGTCATAACCCCCTCTTTTTTGCCATTATATTATCAATCCATACCATAGAGCAGCTTTTTAAATACCACCCTGCATAGATTCCGATTGTTAAAGTTATTGTATATCCTATTAAGTGCATATTACCCCCCTACGCTGCAATCATAAAAACCATTATATTCTCTTTTGTACTTAGGCGCACCCTTCGCTTTAAAAGTAGGCATTTTACCTTCATATTCCTTAGCTTGGTTGGCAATTGCTTCAACTGGTATAACGCCAGTATCAACAACCTCTTTTAATTCAACCGTTTCATTCTTGAAATCTGGTATAGGCTTTTCCACCATTACAACTGTCTTCTTACGGCTGTTTTGTGAGTTTGTACGAGCATTCTTACGCTGTGATTCAAGTGCATGTTTTTCACAACGTTTTTGCATAGGTGATGTTAACTCAATGTTACAACCATCTTTTAAACAAGTGCCAAATGGGTTTGTATCTAAAGTTATATCCTTTAGTTTACAGTCTAACGCTTCAGCTATTCTGCTTAAGAATTTAGAGGTTTTGTATTGCCCCTTTTCAATCCCATATAAAGTAGAATCGAATATCTTAACACGCCTAGCCAAATCTCTACATGACCAGCCTTTTTCCTTCCTTCGTCTTTGTATTTCTTCACTGTTAATAGTTCTCATAATTCCTCCTTGGTGGGACGGCTTGTTGCACAAAAGCTAAGTTTTGATACCGCCCCTTATTGTTTTTATTTATTCAATACTATGTTAGCTAGTTCAGTTAGATTAATTGGCTCTTTGGTTTGCCATAAATAATCACCATTCAAATTTTTTAGGTTATGCCCTCCGCTTCGCTCCCTTATTGAATCCCTAAATTTTTCCACCAACTTCTCACTATCCATCACCTGTTGTTGCTCTTTCAGGGCTTCTGTGAGCTTTTCTTTGATGTTCTCAAGATTTTCAATATAGTCACTATGAACCGTCCACAGTGCTTTACCGTTACCTAAAGGTTTTTGCTCCTTTATTGTGTTGTGGGTATGCTTTATAGACTCAGCTTCCTTTATTAGTTCCTGTGTCATTTGGTCCTCTTTGTCTTTGGGGGTGTTAATACCTGATTTTTCTAAGTCCATCGTAATAGAATTAGACATATCAAATGGTAATAAATTCCATATATATTTTAACATCTATCTACCTCCTTTAGGTGGTTATTCCTAGCTTCATCATCTAAACGTATGAAATGATGTAAAATGTCGTTTAAATCACGAGGCGAAACGGAGCATTTACCACCCCTTGGCTCTTTAAGTGAATCTTGTAATCTAGTTACAAAGGAGTTCTGACCTGTTGACGCATGACTCCTTAAACCTAAACCTTCCATCTCCTCCCGAAGCTCCTCTAAGTCCTTGAGGGCTTGTGTCGCCGTCTCCCAATACATCCCTTTTTTATCTTTGACCGCATCCTCCAAAGCCTTTTTTATCTTGTCTAGTTTACTCATCATTACCCCATTGTTTAAGTTGGTTGTAGTAGTTAAACGCCCCTTTAAGGTCGTGATTAGCTTTACAAGGATATTCAACAGATGGCATATATGCTTCACCTTCTGGAATGTCCACTACGCTATAACTTCGCTTGAGTTCTGGCAGTTCCTTAAATAGAGCTTTAAAGGCTGCACCTTGCTCATCTAATATTGTTTTAGATAAATCAGGGAACTTTTCTTTAAACTCCTCCCAACTTAAAGCCCTGCCTTTACCGCCTCTTTGAGATTGTTTAAGTCTAGCTTCTGCCATCACCTCTATTAACTTTTTTATATCCATTAGTTTAACCTCTCACCATAACCAGCCATACGATTCTGGCGTACAACTTGAGCCTCAACAATCTTCCTTCCCTCCTCCTTTGCAATACGCTCTATAGCTATCTTAGTCCTAGTTTCTAATATATTCTTTTCTAATGTAGTGAGGTTCTTAGCGGGTATAATTGAAGCACAAGCACTATGTGACTCACCTACTTTATTGACCTGTATTGGTTTAGTTTTAAACTTCATGAAATTATTCATTACTTCGCCTCCTTATATGCGTTATCAACCATCTTACCTAAATCTTCTACGTACTTAGCGTTTATAGCCTTTACCCTAGCCTCTTGCGCTTCTTTCAATGCGTCATAGTCTTTGTTGAACTGCCTTAACAACTCACTTTGATTATTATTGTATTCTGTATACGCATCGTGTAGCTCTTCATGTTTTGACATTACTATTCTCCCTCTTTCTTTAGATTAGATGCGTTAAACGCTATATCAAACTCATATAACGCCTTTGCAGGTGAGTCACCAAAACCACATGCGCCATCTATAAGATTCTCGCCATATAAAGCACACCATTGGTCGCCATCTATATAAACTTTAGGCTTAAATAGAACGCTCGGTCTTTGTTGTTCAGACGCTGCAATCACCCACTCTTGAGAAGCCTGCTCGAAGTAATGGGCTATATTTATATCACGTATAGCCTCCGCAACAGCCCCACCAATATCGCCATTAGATATTCTACTTCTTACCGCTTGGTAAATAGCATCATAACTTTCCATTACACCCTCCCTTGGCATACGCCCATTTCATGACCAGTTAAAGACTCATATTCACAGCCTTCTTCTTCTGGCTCATATTCATTGATAGCATCTTCAATAGCAGCTTCTAACTCACTTAAAAACACATCAAAACGCTCATCAGCTATAGACTTATCATCTTCATGCAAATCAACTATTGTAAAATCTGGCTCGTACGTCCTGTCAGCGTAAAACTCGGAAGCTTCTTTGATAAGCCCCTTTAAAGTATCAGCATCAAAATAATCGCCTGTTAAATCTAAGTAGTACATAATTTTCTCCTATTTGTTGGTAATACCACTGTAAAACAAAGCAACACCTATGTCAACAGCTTTATTCAATAAAAACTAAATAAATGTATTTGACACTTAAAAAGATACGCTATATACTAAAGGACACAACTTAATAAAAGGTTAATGTATGGAAGAGATAAGTATAAGAAAAATAAAGGGCGAGATAGCAGCGTCTGATGTTACACAAACTGCTATTGCTAAGAAGTTGGAGTTAACCAGCGGCAATATAGCACAGTTATTAACACCCAATAGAAATACAGGTGTTAACCACCTTAATAAGATAATACGTGCTTATAATGAACTTAATAACAAGAAGTAAAGGAAGGAGATTTTTATGAGTGAAATGCTAACAGATGAAGATGTTTTAGAAAGGTATGGTGAGATTGATTTAACTTTCACCAGTTATTATAAGTATGTTTTTTCTTATATTGGCTCTGCCCCTGCTGGAGTTACTATACATGCTGATTATGGAGGGGATGCCGATGATATATATAGGCATGCAGTGGGAAATAATGATAAGCAAAAAGTCGGATTACCTTCTGAGTCTTGGAATCGCTTAGTTATTAAAAAGGGTGATGAAATTATATATGAGTATGGTGGTTTTTATTAAGGAGCAAGACCAATGAACTATAACCAAATAACAGAACAACATTTTTATGGAGAAGAATACAATGAGATTAAAATTACACGAGATACAAAAAGAGTTGAAAGCACCAAAGGGGCAAAAAAACAGCTTCGGGAATTACAATTACAGGAGTTGCGAGGACATACTAACAGCGGTGAAGCCGATACTGCCAGAGGGTGTAACAATATCACTTTCTGATGAGATGGTTTTAGTCGGTGAGCGTTATTATATTAAAGCAACTGCTATTATAGCTGATGCAACAGAAGCCCTACAGGCTTGTGGTTACGCTAGGGAGGCTTTAACTAAGAAAGGGATGGATGAAGCACAAATAACAGGTTCAGCTTCTAGTTATGCTCGTAAGTACGCTTTAAATGGTTTATTTGCTATTGATGATACTAAGGACCATGACAGTAATGAGCATAAGCAAGAATCTGATGCAAGAGCAAAGAAGCAAGCGCAAGAGGATTTAAAGAGGGCTGATACTATCTATGCAGAGCAAAATGCCAAGCTATTAGATGCAAAGACTGGTGAGCAATTTAAAGAGGATTGGGCTGCGGGTAAAGAAGCACGTGCAGAGCTTAAAGGGCTTAATATGAAACTATATAACCAGCTAGTGCAAGATATGCAAACACAAGCTGAAAAATGGAAGGGGGAGTAATATGGCGGATTTAACAGAAGATTCACAAGAGGAACAATTATCTGGGCTTGCTAAGATTGAAGCACGTAAGGCAGCTTTTGAGAAAAGCCCTGTAATATTTACAATATGGGATATAACAACTAGTTTCTTACAAGTGATTTGTTACGTTCTTATATTCGCACTATTTGCACAATGTTCATGTGATGGATGTATATGGCAACCAATGGGGAGTGGTAACTAATGGCTAACTACATAGACAGACACGATATAATTAATTTAACAATAATTTGGAGTAAATAAAATGACTGATTTAATTAAGCAAGAAGTTCTAACAACTGCAATTTTCTTTAACAAAGATGATAAAGATACGTTAGAGGTGATAAATGTTGTTGCGGGTGTAGGAGAAAAAGCTAATGCATTTATCGACACGTTAGAGGGTGATATAAATAAGAAAAAAGTGAGAGATACAATACGCTCTTATGCAGCAAAGTTAGCATCTAGCAAAACAGCCATTGATAAACTTCGTAAAGAGGCTAACGCAGAACTTAATAAACAAGTAAAAGCAACTAATACTATAGGAAATGCGGCAGTAGCAGACCTGCAAGAGCTTCAAGATAAGGTAAGAAAGCCTTTAACAGACTGGGAAGATGCTGAAAAATCACGTGTAGCTAATCATAATTATGCAATTGGTAAGATACGTGAAACAGGAGAGTTTTTCCAAGTTAACTGGCAAACCGCACCCATTGAAGATATGGAATCATCATTAGAGGAAATATCCGCAAAAGATGATGGCACGTGGGAAGAGTTTAATGATGTTGCTGTTAAATTAATTAAAGACACAGTGACATCTATTAAAGAGCTTATTGAAAAACGTAAGCAGTATGATGCAGACCAAAAAGAATTAGAAGAATTACGCAAAGCTAAAGAGGAGGCTGAAAAAAAGAGGCGTGAAGAGGAATTAATAGAGCTTGGAAAGCAACAGGAGCGTGAGCGCATCGAGCGTGAAAAAGAAGAAGTAAAACAACCAGTGCAAAAAGTTGTTAAAGCTACGCACAAAGCTGTTGACCTTGCTAGTGGTAAAGACGAAACAAAGATAGCAATTTCAATAGAAGGGCAGCGTTTCAGCTTAACTATACAAGCAGCTATAGAGCTAAGAGATAACCTTAACCAACTAATAGGAGAATAAACGATGGAAAATATAATAATAAAGTCAGGAGATTTAGAAAAAATACTAGTCGATGCTATTTTATCAAAATGTAATGATAAACTTAAAGGCTACAAAAGCCCGCTAGATGATATTGTGGCAGCAGTAATTGAAGATAATACTAGTATGATAAAGTTAAAAATTAAAGAAGCTATAGAAGACTGCACTCGCTCAGAGGGGTTTGCAGAGGCACTAAAGCTTCATTTAGATAGAAAGTTAGCAGGACTTTTTTTATCTAAATGTGACGGTCTTATTGATAAGTCTTTTAGTGAGATAATGAAAGATGCGTTAATGCGTAACAAACTACAAACCGCAGTTATAAATATAATAGGAGAATAAACGATGAGTATTTATGAATTAATATCAACGCACACTAAAAGCGACTTTACATGTAAACGGATTGTTGGTGATATAATGAATGAACTACATGGAAGGGGCGGAATTGATAACGCCCTTGATGATGTGGATGATGATATAATGCAAGAGATTTTTGAAACGTTGGTTGATATGACTGATAACCATTTAAAGCATATGGTGGAATTAGAGGTGGCTATGAGAGAAAAAGGTTTAACTCTAGGGGGTAAATAATGATAACACCAGAAGAGAAAGGCATACTAAAAGGTGTGGCATGAATAAATACCAGCAAATAGGCTGCTACATCTGGCACAACATACCTGAGTATAGGCATGAATGCTCCAACCAAGCTGTTGGACACCATGAGATAGGTAATCAAACTATCAAGGGTATGGCTAAGAAAGCCAGTGATGAGCGTGTAATGAGTATATGCCTCAACCATCATACAGGGCGGTACGGCATACACCAGGTAGGTGTTAAAACTTGGGAGGCTAAATATACCTCTCAAGATAATATGATTAAATGGACAAAACAACAATTGGAGGAATTATGATAAATAAATTAGCAAAACCAAAAAATGGGAGAGGTTGGCATTATATGGATAAACAAGTTGCAACGTTATCTACGCCACATATGGCATTTAGACACAATAGCGGAATAACTGTAATATCAGATATAGTTGACACTCAAAGAGGTTGGGAGTTGCACATGAGTATAACTAAGAATGGCAAATTCCCTTCACCTAGGGTTGTACGAAGGGTTAGGGAGGATTTTAAAGCACAAGACTTTGAGCGTGACGACCATAGTGTTAAGATAGCTAGTTTATGGTTGCCTTTGAATAAAGATAAACGTGGTGAGTGTGAGTGTAAATAATGTTCCACTTCTACCTAAGACTACTTAAAAGATAGACTTGAAGCTTTGCAAGAATAGTGGTAAAAAAAAAGGGCTAGTCAAGTTAGGTGCTTGCTAGCCCAGAGTATCGTCTGTAAGGGCAGTCCGATACAATATTCTAAACCCTTTGTAACACACCGTTGCATAAAATTCAAGAATAACCATGTGCCCTTCACTGTTTTAAGTTTCAGTCTAATTAACTTGTGCTATGTGGGTTATTACCCCCGAACCTCCCAACGCTGTAACGAGCTAGGGAATAAACGAGCTTTACGAACTGCAATTATTGTAGCCTCTTAGTGGCGTTGTAACTAAGGCGGGGCAGGATTGAACCACCTGATAATAGAAACGGTTGCTCGATAAACACATAGTTAAACAGTTACGCCCTATCCGTAGTTCTGTGGTATGCAGGGGTTTCTACGGGGGTGTATTATAACCTAAATAAAGGTAAGCTATGATATTTAACATAACAGACAGCCAACGCAAAGATAACTGTAAGAAGTTTATAGACTCACTTGATGAGGGTGATAAATGGGAAGTTGTTATACAAGAGCGTAAGAATAAAAGGCGCTTAAGTCAAAACCGACTAATGTGGCTTTGGATTCCATATTTGTCGGAACATTTCGGCTATACAAAAGACCAGATGCACGTTGAATTAAAATATGCCTTTATAGGTGAGGAGTCATGGACTAACCGCAAAGGACAGGTAAGAAGTAGACCAATAAGCACAACAACGCTAACAGTAAAAGAGTTTGCAGAGTATCTAAATAAAATAGACCTCTTAGCAAGAAGGTTTGATATTGAGCTACCACAGCCAGATGATTATTTATTTTGCATGATGAGAGAATAAAAAAAGCCCCCTAATGGAGGCTCTAATATTTGGATTACCAAGTTTTGTTAAACTTAATAGAACCCTATTATACTGGTGGTTGGGATAATGTAAACACTAAAAAGGAATGGAATCGTCCAGCTCTTCAACCTGTGTATTGTCACGACTTGAATAGGATTGTGCAGTAGCTCCATTTGACTCTTTCTTATCAAGTAAAACCATAGCACTGTTAAATCCTTGCAGTACTATTTCAGTAGTGTATTTATCATTACCGCTTTTATCTTGCCACTTACGAGTTTGTAATTGCCCCTCAAGATAAACCTTAGAGCCTTTTTTAAGATACTGGCAAACCTTAATTAAGCCTTCACTGAAGATAACTATATTATGCCACTCATTTTTAGTTTTACGCTCTCCTGATTTATCTTTCCAAGATTCGCTCGTAGCTAGTGAAAATGACGCAACTTGTTTACCATTTGACATACTTCTTGTTTCTGGGTCTTTCCCTAAATTCCCTAATAAAATTACTTTATTTATTGACATTATACGCCCTCCTTTATTGGCATGAAAAAATGTTTACCTTGTCGTTGGATTATATCGCAACCTTCTGGGCTTGCAGTTCCCAAATTGGTATCTATACCAACCCCTTTATGGTCTTGGTACACATATTGAAATTCCTTGTACTTATCTTGAACCAAATCCCCCGCTTGAGGCTTAAATATATCTAGGCTGTCAGGGTGTATGTAAAACTTTTCAGGATATTCACCACTTATAGCATCAAGTTCTATATCCATTGTGGATTTAAGGACTTTACCGTCTCTACTTATGAAGTTAATACCATGCCATATATTTGCAAGCTTTGCGACCTCTATCACATCATAATAATAGTTCATTTACTTACCCTCTTTTGTTCTTTTAAATACTTCTCAAGGTCTTTATCAATCACATCTTTACGGTTTAACAAATACATATCAGTTATAAATGCTATATCATCTTTAGGCAGCCAAACCCTGCATAGATTATGCTTTTTCCTAAATCTACAAAGTGTTGATTTTTCTGTATTGTTCATAAGTGCAGTGTAACTAAGTTGCGTTTACTTGTCAAGTGTTACTGTAGAAAAAGTTGCAGATTACTATTGACACTTACAAATTAAATAACTAAACTACCATTTCAACTAATAAAAAGGAGAAAAAAATGGTTGATAATAACACAGGCCACAGTAACACTGGCGACTGGAACACTGGCCACAGTAACACAGGCAACAGGAACACTGGCGACTGGAACACTGGCAACAGGAACACTGGCAACAGGAACACTGGCAACAGTAACACTGGCCACAGGAACACTGGCGACTGGAACACTGGCAACAGGAACACTGGCTATTGTAACACTGGCCACAGTAACACTGGCCACAGTAACACTGGCCACAGTAACACTGGCAACAGGAACACTGGCCACTGGAACACTGGCGACTGGAACACTGGCCACAGGAACACTGGCCACAGTAACACTGGCGACTGGAACACTGGCAACAGGAACACTGGCGACTGGAACACTGGCAACAGGAACACTGGCGACTGGAACACTGGCAACAGGAACACTGGCCACTGGAACACTGGCGACTGGAACACTGGCCACAGTAACACTGGCTATTGTAACACTGTAACTCCCGTTGATGTATTAATATTTAACAAGATTGCAAAACGTGAAGATTGGGATAAAGCTGATAAGCCTAATTGGATATACGTTGACTTAACGCAGTGGGTTGAGGATAGCAGTATGACTGATAAAGAAAAAGAGGCTTACCCGTCATATGTAACAACTGGTGGTTATTTAAAATTCTATCCTAGTTTAAAAGCTGCATATATCGAAGCTTGGGAAAAAGCCGATAAAGAAGATAGGGATAAAACGTTTAAATTACCAAACTTCGACCCAATAGTATTTGAGGAGATATTTGGATTTAACCCTTGTGATTGCGTAGAGGAAAAGCGAGAGCATGAAGCAATAGAGCAGGATATAATAACAATTAATGGTGTAGAATACATTAGAAAGGAGAACTACAATGCCAAGACACAATAAAACAATAGACGATTTAAGAAACAACACAGCACGTAAGATAAAAGAGCTACGTGTGGCAAAAGGTTTATCACGCCAACAACTAGCAAATAAAATAGATGTGACGCATCAGCAGCTTAAAAAGTATGAGGACGGTGACAACGCAATAGCATCTAGTAGGCTGCAACTCATTGCTCATGCTTTAGGTGCTAAGATAAGCTACCTACTTGAAGACCCGCTAGTAAATGATGATTCTAATAATCGCATGATGATGGAATTATCAAGGAAGTTCAAGAACATAAAAAACCCTGCAAAGAGAAAGGCTGCATTGGATATTATAACAGCTTTGGCAAGTTAAAGGAGTTAGATATGAGTATAGCTATATGCGAGCAGTGTGATGCAAAAATTGACACAGATGAAGACGAATTTTCAAATATAGAGGATTATGTTATATGCGAAAATTGCATACCAACCTTGCAAATTGAACATTAATATGATAAATTACAAGGTAAATGAATGGCTAGTATCTGGGTAGCTCCTAGATATGAAAAGGGTGGTCCCACATACACACCACCCGCCAACTTTTAAAGTGTATAACCTAGTGTATGGGGTAAATATGAATTATCTAAAAGTAAAAGATTGGGAAAAATTCCAACATTATAAAGACCGTAATCCACCTTGGATAAAGCTTAGTCGTGACTTATTAAGAGACTATGAATTTCAATGCTTGCAAGATGCTAGCAAGTTGCACTTGATGCTTATTTGGTTACTTGCAAGCCAGATGGATAACAAGATACCCGCTGATAAGAATTTTATTAAAAACCAGATAGGAATTAAAGGAGATGTTAACCTTAAAGAGTTGATAGATAAGGGTTATTTAATTGATGATAGCGGAGCGCTAGCAGGGCGCAAGCAAGTCGCTATGGTAGAGACAGAGGCAGAGGCATATAGTAAAGAGACATACATAGGTGATTTTGAGTCTTTTTGGAGTTTGTATGGAAAGATAGGAGATAAACAAAGAGCAAAAAAAGCTTGGGAAAAAATAAAGGACACAACATACGAGTCTATTATTGAAGGACACGCAAGATATAAAATCTATTGCGAGGCTAACGAGTGGTATCATAAACAACATTTATCAACGTGGTTAAATAGCAATGGTTGGGAAAGTGAATGGCACACAAATGCTAAACCAAAGAAAGAGCTTGGTGAATATTCGGGGATGTTCGGATGATAACAGTAAAAGATTTTTGGAGATTAACAGGTGAATATATGCAACCATGTCCAGTATGTTCACCACACCGTAAGAAAAAAAAGGCTAAATGCTTCGGAGTGAAGCGAGAGGATAATTATATAATTTACAATTGTTTTCACTGTGGAGAGCATGGAAAAATACAGGTAGGAGGGGATTATGAAACTAGCAGAGTTTGCGAAGGAAAGAAAATTAGAACTAGGGTTGTTGTTCGACAAGGGCGTAAAAGAGTACTCCCAAGACAACGAAACATGGATAGAAATACCATACCACCGAGAGGGTGAGGTTGTTAATAAAAAGCACCGTTGTTTAAATGAAAAGAAGTTTTTTCAAGACAAGGATGGAGAAAAGATATTTTACAATATTGATTGTTTAGACAATGAGAAATGGAAAGATGAGCCTTTGATAATCTGTGAGGGAGAGCTTGATTGCTTAACATTTATACAAGCAGGCTATCCAAGGACGCTATCAGTTCCAGAGGGCGCACCTAACGAGCAGCAAGGCGGAGAGGGTAAAAAATACCAGTATCTTGAGGGTATGATTCCAAAGTTACGCAATCATGAAAAAATAATACTAGCAGTAGACAGCGATAAAAATGGACGCAACTTACTAGAGGATTTAGCGTCAAAAATTGGGCGTGGTAAATGTCACGAAATTAAGTACCCGAAGGGATGTAAGGACATAAATGAAACGTATGTTAAATACGGGGAAGCAGGTGTAAAGAAATCCTTGACTACTGCAAGAGTATTAGACCAAGACGGTGTTTTTAAATTAAGCGAATTACCAAAGCAACAGCCAAGACGGATTTATGAAACAGGGCATGTTACAAGTCATTTATTTAAGTTTAGGGAGGGTGATTTTTCAGTATTTACTGGCATACCCTCAATGGGAAAGACGAGCTTTTTAAATGATTTACTTTGCACTACTTTAGTAAACAATCCTAATTTAAAGGTGGCGTTTGCAAGTTTTGAGCAAGACCCGCAAGAAGACCAAGTACCTAGTTTAATTAAGTGGTATATGGGAAAGGGGTTAGGTGATGAAAGCCAAGCCTACAGATTTATTGAGGATAGATTTGCGTTTATTATGCCAAGCGAAAGCCAATTATTAGACCCTACACAGCAAATACATTTAGATTGGTTTATTGATAAAGTTAATTATGCAGTTGATAAAATGGGTTGTAAAATAGTGATACTAGACCCTTGGAATGATTTAGAACATCAACAGGCAGTTAATGAGTCACTTACACAGTATGTAGCATATGCAATAGTTCAATTAAAAAGATTAGCAAAGGTAAGGAGTGTTCATATTATGGTTGTGGCACACCCTGCAAAACAACAAAAAGATGCAGATGGCAATTTTAAAATACCAACTTTGTATGATATATCAGATTCCGCACATTGGTTTAATAAGCCCGATTTGGGTTGTGTGATACATAGAGATACAACAGGCAGCACTATTTTTAAAACTGCAAAGTCAAGATACCATGACAAGATAGGTAAAGTTGGCGAAATAAAACTAACATATGATATTAATAAAAAAACATATGAGGCTTGGTAGTGGATAAATTAAAACAATGGGAATTAGCAACACAAAATCTTGTTAATGAGTTTGCAAAAAAACATTATAGTGAAGACCCTTATACATTCTGGGTTGCAGATGAGGTTGGTGGTGTTTTCCACGTCAATGATGATTGGTACAGCTTAGACCGTATTGTTGAAGCTTTGCGGTATGATGCAACTTATAAACAACTACAAGACTATGCACAACTAGAGGAAGAGCGTAGTTTTGATATAGGGTTAGGCAACACACCAAAGACGCTGGCTAACTTTAAAAACTTTGTAAAACATGGTATAGCGTGGGTGTAATGGATAAAGAGCAGATAATACACGACTACAACGAAAGAATAGCTATTTGCATGTTTGACGGTGGCTTATCAGAGGAATCTGCAAAGATAATAGCGGAAAAACAATTGATTGAAGAATATGGGGAGGGTGTAAAAGATGCATTTAAGTGATGAGGACAGACAAGCATTAGACAGATGTTGTTTACTAAATGAAATGACAACAAGTGAAATAGCTATGATGTTATGCAGATTAAAGGATGGTCAGACGTGTGGAATGTTTGAACCAGAACATATACCGCAAGTAGTAAGTCACTGTGAGGCAATGGCTAATATTTTAAAGCAATGTATTGATTATTAATATCACAATGGAAACAAGAATTAACACACATAGAGGAAACAAAATGGAGTTTGGAGAATTTTTGCGATTTACTAGGCTAAAGACTGATATAAGCCTTAGACAGTTAGCTTTGAGAATTGGAGTATCAGCAACGTACATGTCAAAAATAGAGCGTGGAGAGTTTCCACCGCCATCTTGTAGGGTTATAATAGCCCTCGGTAGGGAATTAAATTTTAACGGTGAGCTGGTGTCTATGAAATATGGGAAGATACCCGATAATATTATGTTTATTATTCAGCAGCATACAGCAGATGTATTACATGCGATACAAGACATAGTTGAAAAAAACACGGAGTAATAAAAAAAATGAAGATTAGTTGTTGACGTAAGTGCATTACTTATGTAAGATACTTACTATCATATAACACAGGAGGAAATTATGGCAGTATTGGAAGTTAAGTTTAGTATGGGTGATAGAGTTTACCACGCCTCTACGATTTACAGCGATAGTGCATTGGAGTGTCCAGA